TGGGGGGAAATATCGCCGCGAAATTAGGACCCCGGGGGGTCAAGACGTAGTTACAGGGGGTCACCGCGCATGGTTGCTGGTCGGCCGCCTGTACCCGCTGAGCGGAAACGAAAGCTCGGGAATCCGGGCAAGCGCGATTTGCCGAATGTTGCTGACGTGGCCGGTGTTACGCCAGTCAGCGCGGAGGCACCCGCCCACCTAAACGGCGTTGGCGCTGAGCTGTGGAATCACATAATTCGCGGCGCCGTGTGGCTCGCTGATTCCGACAAGCCCACCCTGGTTCTCCTTTGCGAGAAGTACGAACGGCGCGAGGAATGGAAATCGCTACTCGCTGACTCTGACCCCGTGCTGTACACGGACAAAATGTACGCGTACGCCAATCCGCTGGTCGGCATGCTGAGCACGCTTGAGACTGAAATTGCGAAACTTTTCGGCGCCCTGGGCCTAACACCGACCGACCGCACGCGAATGGGTGTTGCCGAAGTCAAGGCACGGAACGCTTTCGAGGAAATGCTAGCCAGGAAGAACGGGGATTCGCTGTGAGCCGCTGGGACATTCTTTTCTGGCTTATCAGCACCGCTGTTATCTTCGCGCTGACTTTGCTCTTTAAGCATTTGGGCTGGTACGCGTGAGCGCGCCGCTCTATCTGACGCCTGTTCCTGCCGCTGACATCGCGCTGGGCGACTCCGCGGAATTCGCTGAGTTCACCAAGTTTCTGCGGGTGACCAAGGATTCCGTTGGTGGCGCAGCCGGCGAACCGATGATCATGCGCCCCTGGCAGTCCGCGATGATGGGACGGCTATTCGCTCGCAAGGCGAATGCGGAGCACCGGCTGCGCCATCGGCAAGCGCTAATCGGCGTACCTCGAAAGAACGGGAAATCGGCGCTTGGTGCCGGCGTAGCTCTCTACGGGCTTGCCTTCGGCCCCAGCGGTGGCGAGGTGTTCTCCTGCGCTGCCGATAAAGAGCAGGCGCGAATAGTCTTCGGCACGGCTAAGAAAATGCTTGAACTTGAGCCGCAGTTCGGCGCGCTGTTCAAGACGTACCGAGACGCGATCGAGTTTCCGACTACCGGCAGCGTGTACCGCGTGCTGTCCGCGGAGGCGTTCACCAAAGAGGGGCTTAATCCGCACCTCGTTCTGTTTGATGAGGTCCACGCGCAGCCAAGTCGTGAATTGTGGGATGTCATGGCCCTTGCCACTGGCGCGCGTCTTGAGCCGCTGATTGTCGGCATTACTACGGCCGGCGTGAAGAGCGACAGCAGCGGGCAAGATTCGCTGTGCTACAGCATGTACCAATACGGCCAGCGCATAGTCAGCGGCGAGATTGACGACCCCTCCTTTTACTTCGAGTGGTGGGGCGCGCCGGAAGGTGCCGACCATCGTGACCCCGCTGTCTGGGCTGGCGCTAATCCCGGATTCGGCGATATCGTCTCGGCGGATGACTTTCACTCCGCTGTGCTTCGGACGCCGGAGGCGGAGTTTCGCACCAAGCGCCTTAACCAGTGGGTGAGCACGGCGCAGACGTGGCTTCCTGGTGGCGCATGGGATGCGTGTGCGGACGCTGAGCGCGAAATACCGGACGGCGCTGACGTAGTCCTGGGCTTTGACGGCAGTTTCAACAACGACTCAACCGCGCTGGTCGTCGTGACGATTCCGACCGACAGCGAAGCGCCGCACGTTGACGTGGTCGCCGCCTGGGAGCGTCCGCAGAACGGTGGGCAAGAGTGGGCAGTGCCCATCTTTGACGTAGAGGACAAGATCCGCGAAGCATGCCGGCGCTGGCAAGTGCGAGAAATCGTCTGTGACCCGTTCCGCTGGGCGCGCACGTATCAGATTCTCGAAGACGAGGGGCTGCCCGTTGTGGAGTTCCCGCAATCGCCTTCGCGCATGGTGCCGGCGACGCAGCGTTTCTACGAATCCGTAATGAACAAAACGCTTACGCACAGCGGAGACGCCCGGCTGTCGCGCCACATGGATAACTGCGTAATCAAGACGGATTCCCGCGGTTCGCGGCTGTCCAAGGACGCTAAGGGCTCGCCGCGGAAGATTGACCTTGCTGTGTCCGCTGTTATGGCGCTTGAACGCGCTCACGCGGAGCCTGAACCGGAGCCGGTCCCCATGTTCTTCAACTGGGCTGACCTTTAAGGGGCCCAAATGAAGAATCTAGTATCAAAGCTGACGCGCTCCGCGGTGGCTAACACGCTGGCGGTTGCCGGCGCGGGCAGTCTGGTGGGTGCAGCCTTTACGTGGTGCGCTGTCGCCGGATACGCCGCGCTTGGTGTCGCGCTGCTTGCTGCCGGATGGGCGGTTGACGAGTAATGGGTGTTTTTTCGCGCGTTGAGAAGCGCTTTTATTCTCCGTCTGGCGGGGGCGACCCGTGGACGATTCCCGCGAATAGCTCGCTCGCTCCGCTGACCTCCGCTGGCGTTCCGGTGGACGAATCCAGCGCAATGAGCCTGCTATCCGTTATGGCCTGTGTGCGCCTTTTGTCCAACGCTGTGAGCAATCTGCCGTTCAACGCAGTTCGCCAGGATGGGCAGATCAAACGCACCATGGACACGGCGCCGGCCATCGTTACGGACCCGTTCGGCGGGGCCGCAACCTCCCGTCTGCCTACACGGCGCGAGGGGTTCGTTCAGCTCATGGTGTCGCTGCTGCTTCGCGGCAACGCATACATGCTGATTCTGGCCAAGGACAGCGCACAGCGCCCCACTAGGCTCCGCGTACTTCACCCGGACAGGGTCAAGTGCGATTTTGACGACAGCGGAGAGCGCACATACGAGCTGGACCGAAAGCCGATCAGCGCGGACAACATCGTGCACCTGATCGGCCTTAGCTTCCCGGAGCACCCGACCGGGCTTAGCGTGATTTCCTACGCGCGGCACAGTATCGGTCTGGGGCTCGCTGCGGAGGACTTCGGCGCGAAATTCTTTGGCCAGGGTGCCCACATGACGGGTGTTATCTCCGTCGAAGGCAACATGGACAAGGAAACCGCGCGCGGCATGAAAGAAGCCTTCGAGGCTTCACACAGCGGGATGAAGAATGCGCACAGTATCGGCATTCTCAGCGGCGGGGCCAAGTGGACGCCGGTTACCGTCTCGCCGGAAGACGCACAGTTTCTCGGCACTCGCGCTGCCCAAAACCTTGATATGGCGATGTTGTTCGGCGTACCTCCGCACATGCTGGGGCAGACGGACAAGACTACGTCATGGGGTACAGGCATCGAACAGCAGACGCTCGGATTCCTCGGCTTCACGCTGGAAGACTGGCTAGGCCGATTCGAAGACGTCTGGTCGGCAATGCTGCCGCGCCCGCAGTCCGCGTGTTTCGATCGTAACGCGATCCTTCGCACTGACGCTGCCGGCCGCTTCGCAATGTACGGCTCCGCGCGCGCCTCCGGCATCCTTACGCAGAACGAAATCCGGGCGCTTGAGAACTACGGCCCGGTTGACGGCGGAGACGATATCGCCGCTGGTCTGAATTCCACTGCATCGCCCGGCAAGGATAACGGGGCGAAAACCTCTATGTCTTCCGACGCTCTTGGGCAGGTGCTGTAAATGCCAGATCTTTCAATGCGAGGCGCTACCCGCGCAGCGTCGGGCGTTGTTACTCGCTCGCTGTCTACCGGCCACCGTATCGAAATGCGGGAAACTCCGGACGGCACGGGCGGTAGCACGCTTACGTTTACCGGATACGCCAGCGTGACCGAGACACCTTACGAAATGGCCGATATGTTCGGCGATTACAGCGAGGTGATCAGCCGCGGAGCGTTCGCTAAGACGCTCGCCGAAGGCGCAGACGTGCCTTTCAAGCTGAACCACGCCGGCATGACGCTAGCGCGGACCAAGTCCGGAACCATGGATCTGCGCGAGGATGAGACGGGGCTTCACGTTGAAGCGCGGTTCGATCCGAAGGCGCCGACGATTCAGGACATCCGGAGCGCGATGGAGCGCGGCGACCTTGACGAAATGTCGTTCGGCTTCCGCATCATGCGCCAGGAGTGGTCACCCGACTACATGGAGCTTCGCATCAGCGAGGTGAACCTAAACAAGGGTGACGTATCGCTGGTCAACTACGGCGCGAACCCCGCGACGGGTGGGCTCACCTCGCTGCGCAGCCTTGACGCTGACGCCCTCGCTGAGTGGCGCGCCAACGCTGACCCGGCTGACGTCGCCCGTATGCTCGCGCTGCTTGCGCCGGCTGTCGAAGGCGATGACGTCGCCGACTATCTTGCCTCGCTGGACGTGCGCACCCGCGCCGCACAGCTCTAGTTCAAGCGGAGAAATTTCTCCGCACATACCCACCCTGGCATCACGCCGGAGCCTACGCCGGACCCCGCAGCGACATGGGGCACCACCTGGGCCACCACCTGACACGTGGTGGGAGACGCAATCCATCTCAATCCCAGGAGTGTTCCCTGTGTCGTACCGCGACATGATCTCCGCTGCCCTTGCTGAGCGCGCTACCGCCTCCGCGACTGTGCAGCGTCTCGCCGATCTGGCGAAGAACGAAAACCGCAAGCTCAGCGAGACTGAGCAGACCGAGTTCAACACCGCCGAAGGCAACGTCCGGGCGCTGTCTGAGCGACTGACCGAGCTGGACGCCATGCAGAAGGCGGACGACGCTGCGGCGGATATGGCCAAGCGCTACGCGCCGAAGCCCGGTGAGGGTGTCACCAGCGAGCCTGCGACCTACCGCAGCGGCCCGGACGGACACAGCTACTTCCGCGACCTTTGGAACGCGCGCAAGACTGGCGACCGCGAGGCGCAGGCACGACTTGAGCGCAACGACAAGGAACAGCGCGCGCTCACCACGACCGACGGACAGATCGGCGAGCTGGTCCCGCCCAAGTGGCTTGTTGACGAGTATGTCAAGCTGGCTCGCCCGGGGCGCATTACCGCCGATCGCTGCCCGACTCAGCCGCTTCCGGCCGGTACTGACTCGCTGAGCGTGCCGAAGGTCGCCACCGGTACCGCCACTGCGCAGCAGACCGCGCAGAACACTGGCGTTCAGCAGACTGACATGACGTCTGCCTCGATTTCTAGCCCGGTTATCACCCTGGCTGGTGGGCAGACTCTTTCGCTCCAGCTTATTGAGCAGTCGCCGCTGAATGTCGATGACATGGTGCTGGCGGATCTGGCTGCGGCGTACGCGGTGAACCTGAACACCGAGGTTCTGAGCGGTTCGGGCGTTGCCGGCCACATCACTGGTCTGTTCACGCTGAGCGGCACTAACGCGGTCGCTTGCACCACGGGCACCCCCGACGCCAAGACTGTCTATTCTTCGGTTGCTGCGGGTATTTCCCAGGTTCACGGGAACCGGTTCCTGCCTCCGGACGCGATCGTCATGCACCCGCGCCGGTGGAACTGGCTTCTGGCTCAGTCTGATTCCGCTGGTCGGCCGCTTGTTGTGCCGAACGCGCAGGCTCCGATGAACTCCCTTGCCGCGCAGGGTCCCCTTGCCTCCGAAGGCTACGTGGGCACCATGCTCGGTCTGCCTGTCTACGTGGACGCGCTGATCCCGACCAACGTCGGCGCCGGCACCAATCAGGACCGAATCATCGTGGCGCGCTTCGCTGATCTGCGGCTGTATGAGGGCAACGTTAAGGCGGAAGCCTTCCCGCAGACCTACGCGAACCAGCTTTCGGTCTTTGTCCGTCTGTACAACTACGCCACCTTCCAGCCGGCCCGCTATCCGAAGTCCATTTCCGTCATTGACGGCACTGGCCTGGTCGCGCCTGCCGGTTTCTAATCACTGATTGGCGCCCCATCTGATGTGCTGGTGGGGCGCCTTTCCGCTGAGAGGAAGGGACGCACATGAATGCAAATCCACTGAATTACGTTCGCGGGCTTGTCGATGGGCTGGCCGGAGCGATTCAGCGCGGGGAGCGTGAGGCTAAGACGGCGCTCACCAAGGAACTGGCGGTTTGGCTGCCGGAGCTTCGCGCGTTTGAGCCTGGCGACGAACACGCGGCGCTCAAGTCCGAAACCATCGCTGCGGCGGAGGCTGCACTGCCCAAGACTGCCGCCGCTAAGGCGTAAGGAGACGACGTCATGACCCTGATTTACCTGTTGGGTCAAGACGTTGGGCTTACCGTCCTAGTGACGGACAACGATGGTGCCCCCGTGGTGGGGTCCAGCTCGGTCGCTGTGACCGTAACGGACCCTGCCGGGGGGATTACCTCGCCGGTCGTCTCGGAGGCTGGCAGCGGGGCATACACGGCCGTTGTGCCGTCTGTGTCGACCGCCGGCGTGTGGCTGTACCGCTGGACGGCGCCTGACTTCGCGTTCGAAGGGCAGTTTACGGTCCGGCCCGCTGGGATTGAGTCCATCGTTGATCTGCCTTCCGTCAAGGCTCACCTAAATATCCCTGAAAACGATCTGCGCGCAGACGACGAACTGATGGGCTACATCTACGCGGCCGGCGACTTGGCACGCGACGTATGCGGCCCGTTCCTGCCGGAGCAACACACACAGTTTTTTGACGGCGGAGTGTCCACGATTTCGCCGGACTGGCTGCCGCTGGCTACCGTCCAGAGCGTCACCGAATACTACGGACTGAGCGCCTTCCCGCTGACTGAGCAACAGCTTGGCAGCGCGATGAACGCATTCGCTTTCACGGTCGACCTGAGTACCGGAACAATCACCCGTCGCGCGATGGGTGGCGAGGCTGCGATCTTCGCCGCTGGCTACCGCAACGTGAAGGTTGTCTACACAGCGGGAAGCCGGCCGGTCCCCTACACGGTCCGCCTGGGCGCGCTTGAGCTAATTCGCCACTTGTGGCAGATGACGCAACAGCCTGGCCGGCCAAGTTTCAGCGGCGCAGGAATCGACGGCGGCGAAAACATGGTTCACACGGGCTACGCGCTGCCTAACCGCGTGATTGAGCTGTGGGCACCGTACAAGCGTCCGCCAGGGGTGGCGTAATGACTGATATTCCTGTCTCTACTGCACCCGCTGTCCGGGAATGGCTTTTCGACCAGTGCGCGGCGGGGCTTGCGCCGGATCCGCTGGACAAGACCGCGCGGCTACTCGTCGCCTACGACGCACCGGGCACCGATCAGCCGGAAGACATTGTCGTTATCGGCGAGGTGTCGACGGAGTACAACACGAATTCGCTTGTTGGCTCCGGGGGCGCTGGCTGGCTGGAAGAGCGCTACCGCGTGACCGTCGATATTGAGATCTTCCGCGGCGGGGACAGCGCTAAGGCCGTGTCCGACCGTGCGCACCTGTTGGCCGGCCAAGTGATCAATATCGTGCGCGCTGACCCAACGCTGGGCGCGAATGTGCTGATCGGCCGGCCCGCAGCGTCCACATACAAGGGTGACGTCAGCGACGACCATTCGGCGAGGCTGGGAACGCTCTCGCTGCAAATCGAGGCTTACCAGAGGTTGTAATGAAGTCTTTCACCTATACCGGCGACGACACCCGGTATTACCCGACGCTGGGGCTCACTGCCTCGCCCGGAATCACCGCTGAGCTTCCGGAGAATCCCGGAGACGGGCGCTGGATTCCGACTCCCACCACTAAGGCGAAGGCTGATGCCGCGCCGGCTACGGAAGGCGCGTAATGCCTCACTCTTCACAGCTTAGTTTTATGGGTATTGCCAAGGAGACCACCGCTGGTACTCCGGTCGTGCCCACTGCGTTCATTCCGGCGCAGGCTCCGACCGGCAAGGACTCGCTCACCATGCTCGCGGACACTGGTCTGCGGGGTGCCATGGTTGACGAATACGACGAAGTCGCGGGGCCCATTTCCGGCACCTTCGAATGGAGCGGCGACGTGTTCGCCGACACCTTCCCGTGGACGGTTGCCGGACTCCTGGGCGACGTGGTCACGACTGGCGCGTCGGCCCCGTTCACGCACGTAGTCTCGACGCTGAACAGCGGGGACGGACAGACCAAGTCCTACACGCTCACTGACTACTACTCCGTTGCCGCGCGAGCGTACCCGGGCGCTAAGTTCAATGAAGTTTCCGTCAAGTTCACGTCTGACGGAATGCTGACGTACGACGCGAAGGCAACCACGTTCGGCAGCGTCACCGCGACCAAGCCGGCTCCGTCGTTCACCGCGCTTCCGCCCATCGCGTCTTGGACGGGTGTTGTGTCAATCGACGGCGCGACCACTGTGGTTGTGACTGATGGCGAAATCGACATGAAGCGGCCGGCGACGGTAGTCAACGCCGTTGACAATACGCAGGCACCCGCTTTCATTTGGGTCGGCCCCGTGTCGGTTGAAGGCAAGCTGACGGTTGTCATGGAAAACGACGCGCAGCTTACCAAGTACCTGAACAACACGGTGGGCACGCTCAGCGTGAATTACTCCGCTGGCGCCGGAGCCTCCGCGACCCAAGTCAAGTTCGATATGTCCAAGGTCAAGTATTCCGCCGCGGAGATTGGGCGCGGCAAGGACTACGTTGAACTTGCGATCACGTTCAAGGCTTTTGCGAATGCGACCGACGTCGGCGCTTCCGCTGGCTATTCGCCGATTAAGGCCACTTTCCAGAATGCTATAGCGACGGGAACCTACGCCTGATGATTCGCCACACTCTTCCCAGCGGCGCGACCGCGGAAATCCGTAACGTCGCCGACGTGACTGAGCGGGCCCGCAGGCCGATCCGTAAGGTGCAGTCTCGGCTTGCCGCAAACAAGGAATTCGCCGACGCGGTTGAGGCTGCGAAGGCGCTCAAGCAGGCTGACGGTGCCCCCGATCTGACGCCGGATGAGCAGAGCACCATCGCTGCCGGCATGGGTTCCGCATTCGATGATCTGGAACTGTTTAACGATCTGCTTGTCGCCGCGCTGGTGGCTGGCTGGTCGTATGACGTCCCAGTCTCCGCTGACGCATGCCAGGACATCCCGGGCCGCGACCTTGACGCACTTCGCGAGATTTGCGCGCCGTTCATGGCTGAGCTGATGCCCGGATTTGAGCCTGATCCCGATCCGGCGTCCCCTATCGATCCCTCTACCGTCTGAGCCTGGCGATAGAGGGGAAGCTAAAAAACCCCGATCCGGCCAAAGTGCCGCTCGAAGAATACCGGACGTGGCGACTGTGCACGCTGCTGCGCTGTCGTCCGTCCGAGCTGGAAGGCGAGTCGGCGATTGAGCTTGACTGGCTGCTGGCTGTAGATGACGCGGTAGCCCGTGCGCGCGCCAACAAGGAACGCGAGGCGTCCAAAAATGGCTGACGTCATCCGCGGGAGCGTACACGGGGTCAAGGAAGTAGAGACCGCGCTTGCCGCGCTGGATAAGCGAGTAGATGCGGCGACCCTTGCGGCGCTGAAAAAGGTTACGGCCAACGCGCGCACTAGGGTCCGCGGGCAGATGGGTTCCCGCCCCCGTTGGGATCGTCGCGGCAATGGTCCGGGTGGCCCCGCTGTGAATCTCGGTCTCTCACCGCACAGAGTGAAGCGAAGTGGCGGGCCCGGGAAGTTGGACGGCGTACTTCGAGACTCTGTCAAGAAATCCAGGAAGCCGCGCATACTTCCGGGGCATGCCGCGAGCGCCGTTGTGTTTGTTGGCGGGGCGAAGGCCAATCCGCAAGTGAACTGGTACAAAGCGAAGACGGAAGCCAAATTCCCGTACTTCGCCAAAGGCATCAAAAAGGCCGAAGCCAAGATGCCGGCCATCTGGAACGCCGCATGGGCGAAAGCTATTAAGGGGTAGATCATGGGTGCTCTGCCCCCGGTTTTCATTGAATTCCTCGGTAAGTCTACCGGGCTTCACGCCACCACTGCCGCTGTCCGCCGCGACCTAGCCACCACGGAATCCGAAGGCGCCGGCCAAATGTCGCGCCTGTCTACGGTTTCGAAGGCTGCGCTCCTCGGAATCGGCATTGCCGCGTCGGTCGCCGCTGTCAAAACGGTGCACATGGCTGCGGACTTCCAGACGCAGATGACGCGTGTCCGCACGGGTGCCGGCGAGTTGCAGAAAAACATGGCATCCGTCAGCAGCGGAATCCTGTCAATGGCTGGCGAGGTTGGCCAGAGCACGCAAGAGTTGACGTCCGGCCTGTACATGGTGGAATCCGCGGGATATCACGGCGCTGACGCGCTAAAGGTGCTAAAGGTCAGCGCGGAAGGCGCAAAGGTCGGCGCGGCCGATATGGCTTCCGTCACGGACGCTGTCACCACTGCGCTGAACGCGTACAAGCTCGGCGCTGGCGATGTCACGCACGTTATGAACGCGCTGGTCGCCACGGAGGCGTCTGGCAAAACGAACATGGAGGCTTTGGCCGGCTCCATGTCCAGCATTCTGCCTGTCGCTGCCGCTGCGCACGTGGGGCTGAATGAGGTGCTTGGTGCTATGGCGACCATGACCAGCCAGGGAACAAGTGCCAAGGTCGCCGCAACATACCTCCGCCAGACAATCGGCCAGCTCTCCAATCCGTCGGCGAAGGCAGCCGGCGAAATGCGTGATCTTGGCCTTGACTCGACCCAAGTTGCGCTGAGTCTCGGTAAGAAGGGCCTAGCGGCCACACTGATGATGCTTACGGACGCGATCCAAAAGCACATGGGGCCCGCGGGAACGGTCCTGATTGACAAGCTAAAGAGCGTCAGCGGGAACGCAACTGCCTTCCAAAAGGTGCTGGCGAATCTGCCGGAAACTCAGCAAAGCTACATTGGCGCGCTGGCAACCATGGTCGGCGGCACTAAGTCAATGATGGGCGCGCTACAGCTCACCGGGCCGCACCTCGAAACGTTCAAGGCCAACGTGAAGACGATCGGCCAGCACGTCAAGGACGGCGGCAAGGACGTTGAAGGCTGGTCGGACGTTCAGAAGACGTTCAATCAGCGGATGGCCGAAGCCAAGGGCAGTATGCAGGGGCTGGGCATCTCGATCGGCCTTGCGCTGCTGCCGGCCGCAATGAAATTTATGGACGTGATTGCCAAGCTGGCAATGTTCATGAATAAGAACCATTCCGCGCTGCTGGCGTTCGGCATTGCGCTGACAGCGGTAGCGATTGGCCTTACCGTGGCGAAGATCGCGTCTTGGGACTTCAACGCGTCGCTTTACGCCGATCCGCTGACATGGATCGTTGTCGGCATCGTGCTGCTTGTCGCCGCGCTGGTCATGCTGGTGATGCACTGGAAGCAGGTTGCCGCATGGCTCGCCGGAGCGTGGCACGCGACGGTTAACGGCCTGGCCGCTGCTTGGCACTGGCTGGCCAGCGAGACGGTAAGCGTGTGGGACAACTACATTGTTGCGCCCGTGTTGGCGGCGTGGCACGCAATTGCGAATTTCTTCGCCGGCGCGTATCACACCGTTGTCGACCCGGTGATGTCCGCGTGGCGCCGGGTGTGGTCCGTCACGCAAACCATCTGGAACGGCATCACGGGATTCTTCCGCAAGTGGTGGCCGCTGCTGTTCGTGATCATGTTCCCATTCCTCGCTGCGCTGGTCGCTCTCTGGAATCACACGCATACAGCGGTGTTCAATTTCGCGAAGTCGGTATGGGGCGCTATCGCAGGATTCTTTGTCGCTGTCTGGAACACGGTAATTCTCCCCGCTGCCCGAATCGCTTGGGCCATCATCCGTGACGCAGTGGTGAATCCGGCTCGCGATACGTACAAGTTCCTGGCCAGCATTTGGAACACGGCGTATCACTGGCTCAGCGCGAAGTGGGCTGAAATCCACAGTACGGCAGCGGGCTGGTTCAACAGCATCCGCAACGCGATGACGGGGCCGATCAATTCGGCGTACAACACGCTAAAGGGCATTCTGTCGAAGATCCAAAAGGCGATTTCCGACCAGCTAACGCAAGCGTGGAACGACGTAAAGAACATCGGTTCTAAATTCCTGAGTATCGGCAGTTCGATTGTCGAAGGAATCGTCAAGGGCATTGTGCGCAACGCTAGCTCTATCGGCGGTGCGCTAAAGGATGCCGCGGACGGCGCGCTAAAGGACGCGAGTAGTTTCCTCGATATCAATTCTCCCTCCAAGGTTGCCGCAAAGCGTCTCGGCTCGCCGCTGTCGGAGGGTATCGCAAAGGGCATCACGGACAACGCGCACCTTGCGCACCGGGCTATGCGCCGGATGTCCGCGGAGCTTGTTGCCGGCGGAATGGGGGGCCCGCAGGGTGAGTTGTCCGTGGGCACCTCTGGCGGAGGCGTAACCGTGATCCATCAGACCAATGTGTCTGTGGTCAATCACGGGTCCGTGCTCGCTGAAAACGATCTGGTTCAGACGATCAAAAAGGTGATGCCGCGCGATGGTGCGCGGAATTCCACCACGTACAAGCCGTACAAGCGCTAAGGGGGCCCAGCGGTGACTAATGCAAACTTCCCGAATATCGAATACGGGTGGGGCGCTAGCTGGGCTTCCAACGGTGGTGATGTGCCCCTTGACAAATATGTGAATGTCACGGGGCGCACCACCGGATCAATGGGCACTCAGCGCGGCCGGCAGTACGAGCTTGACCAGGTGCAGAGCGGCACCATGTCTTCGATTCTCCAAAACAACGATGGGTCGCTAGACCCCACCAACGTCAGCGGCCCGTATTACGGTCACATCTGGCCGTATCAGCCATGCAAGGTGCGCGCCCAGTGGCCACCAACGGCGAACCTCTTTACGCCGGCTATCGCCTCTTGCGCTGGGCTCGCCGCTGGCTTGGCTGATCAGGGACCGACCGGACCGGCAATGTTCGGTGCGGGGCTCAGTGTAGTGGCCAGCGGGAGCGCCTTCGCGGGCACTTCCGTATGGTCAGTCCCGGTGACCAACGGGGAAGCGGCTGACTCCTCCGTGATGTTCACGTATCAGGCTGCCGTGACAGCGGGAAAGACCTACAGTTTCACGGCGCGCGTGCGGAACACCACGAATTCGACCACTCAGGCCGTGTACCCGTTTTTGTCCTTTCACGGCGCTGACGGCACGGTCGTATCCGTCACGCACGGCACCTCCGTTGCGCTGGTCGGATCCTCCGTGGGCACCACGTGGTCAACCATCACGGTCACGGCAACGGCGCCGGCCAACGCTGCACAGCTTGCAATAGGCATCGGCCTCACCTCCGCTGCTACTGCTGCGCTGACGATTCAGAGCAACGCGTGGCAGTATCAGGAGGGGGCGGCAACCGCGTACGGGGATCCCGGAGCTTGGTATCCGCTCTACAGCGGGTACGTAGAGCGCTGGCCCCAGAGCTGGACGCAAGGCGGCACGTACAGCCTTGTCCAGCCCACTGCCGTTGACGCCTTCGCGCTGCTGTCTCAGCGCACCTTGCGCGATCCGCTGACGGAGGAAATCTCGGCACGCTCGCCGCGCTTCCTGTTCAAGCTGGACGACCCCCAGTTTTCGCAGAACGTCACGGACGCGACCGGCAATTACTCGCCTCCGCCTACCGCTGTCGCGAAGCAAGGTGCCGGCAGCCTGACATTCGGTAACCAGATCACAGCGACGGACACCGTAAACGGCGTGTTCGCTGGTGACGGCACGGTGGCGACGTTCAGCAACGCGAGCCCCGGAACCCTGAATTACGACAAGGCGACGTATATCCCGCTGGTCGCATCCGGGATCCGCGGTCCGGCCGGCAACTGGAATTCCGACTTCACGCGCGTTATTGCGTTTCGCTACACCGGGCCGGTACCTAGCGGGGCTGGCGCCTTCGCGACTATCTGGGGCGCGGGAGCGAGCACCAAGTCAGCGGGCACGGGGTTTGGGTTCGTCATCGGGACTGATCAAAAGCCGTACATCATGATGTCTGGCCCCGATCCTACTATTTCGTACGTAACTTACAATCCGCCCGGTGGTGCGGTCTGTGACGGCAACTGGCATTTCATCTACATGAAGTGGACGGCGGCAACGTCGGGACTGAGTATCGGTCTGGACGGGAACAACGGCGGAACCGTTACCGTCCCCGCGTATCTGATTCCCAACAGCCAGCTTGGCAGTGACAGCCTGGGCGCGTGGATTGACCCCGTCGGATCCTCCTGGAATTACAAGGGAGATCTTGCCTACGCCGCTGAGTTCCCGTCCGCGCTGTCGAACGGCGATCTGAATACGCTGTATTCCGCGTGGCGCAATGCTTTTGCGGGTGACGCCACGGATATTCGGTATTCGCGCATCCTGGGGTACGCCGGCTATCTCGGTCCGCGCGCGCTGGACACCGGACAGACGCAAAGCATGGGCCCCCTGGTCAGTGACGGACAGGATGCGCTCAGCGCGCTGCAAGAGGTTGTCGACACCGAAAGCGGCCAGCACTTTGTCTCCGCTGATGGAACTGTCACGTTCAAGGCGCGCAGTGCCCGGTACAACGCCGGAACGCCCGTGTACACCTTCGGCGAACATGAATTCCCGTATGAGGATATCGCGCTGGACTACGATCCGACCCACCTAGGCAACCTGGTGGAAGTCACACAAGCGGCGACGTCGCAGATTTTCAGCGCGGAGGATGCGGCGTCACAGACTGCCTACTTCCCGCGCAGCATTCAGCGGACGATCAATGCGACCAGTTCGCTGGAATGCCAAGACGCCGCGAATTATCTGCTTTCGCGGTACAAGAATCCGCTCACGCGCATTGATTCGCTGGTTCTCAACCCTTCGGCGAATCCGGCGCTCTGGCCCGTGTGTCTGTCGCTTGAGCTGGGCATGCGAATTCGCGTGATTCGGCGCCCGTTCGGCCGGCCAGCCATCACGGTTGACGCGTTTGTCGAATCCGTCGCGTGGAATCTCGATCCGGACAGCGGCGAGGCTCGCGTCACGTTGCAGTGCTCGCCGATTGACGCAACGCCGTACGGCTCGCTGGGCGCTTGGCACACGACGACGTCACAGGCGTACCCGATCGGAACCTCTGGAATTGCGGTAGCGCCCCACGGGGATAACCAGAATTCCATTACCGCGCAGATCTCACCCGGAACAAATGTGGTGATTGAGCCAGGGACGGCAAACGCCGAAACGCTGACCATCGATCACATGGCAGCTACGGCGCCAGGCTGGACATTCGCAGTGCTGGTCATGACGTCAAGCACCACAAAGGCGCATCCTGCCGGCGCTGTGATCTGCGAGGCACTGCCCAGTGGAGTAACCGACCCCGCCAAATGGGATGGGGTCTGTCAGTTTGATTCACACGCGTACGTTTACTAAGGGGCGGCGATGACTCGCGTAATTCCGACAATGGGAACCGCCGTTCCCGGGCAGTATGAGACCGCCGCATGGTGGAACGCGCAGGTTCGTGATTTGGGGAACTTCACGCTGGGGGTGCCGGTTTTCTACGGGTACCAAACGACAGTGCAGTCCCTTACCGACTCAACTCCCGCCAATATCGCAATCGATACCGAAGTGATTGACTCGGACAGCGGGCACAGCAATACCACCAATAATTACCGCTACACACCCACGGTTCCGGGCACGTATCTGGTTATCGGAACCGTGGCGTTCAACTCCAATATCACCGGGTACCGGCGCGCGTTCATCTACAAAAACGGCATTGCGGCTACGGCCGGCGGTACGCAGGCAATGCAGACTCAGAACGTCACCGCTGCCACGCAAACGTCAACCCTGGTGACCATGAATGGCACTACTGACTATGTGGCCGTGGTCGGGGTTCAGGATTCCGGCGCGGCGCTCAATACCTATTCTTCCAGCGGATTTGCATCCTCGCTGATCGTCATTTGGGTTTCCCAGTAAGGGGCAGATATGAAGTGTGTTCTCTGCGGTGCGGCAGCCGCCGTTCAGTGGCAGCGAAGGAGCGCCACCAACCCCGATGACGTTGACGCCGTGTTTGCCTGCCTTGAACACGCGATCAGCGCTGACCTTGCCGCGCGGATTCACGCTCCGGACTGCACGGCGCCTGACCCGGCGAAGCTGCCCGCGTGTGGGTGCCGGGTTGAACCGGTTCCGGTACTTTCGCAGCCGGCTGCCGTCCAGACCATGACCACCAGTACCGGCTGGACTGTTCCGGCCGAAACCCAAGGGGCTTAAATGACCGTTTCCGGCATAGACGTAGCCAGCTACCAGTCTGACACCTACAGCACAGCCAGCCTTTCGTTCGTGTTCGTCAAGGCGACTGAGTCGACCAATTACGTAAACCCGCGCTATGCAGCCCAGGTTGCGCACGGTCGCTCCGCTGGTCTGGTCGTTGGCCACTATCACTTCCAGCGGCCCGGCGATGGCGCGGCGCAGGCTGACTACTTCCTCGCGCATGCGCGCCTTGCGCCCGGTGACCTGATCGCGTGCGATTGGGAAGACAGCGGGGTCAGCCAGGCACAGCGGGACGCGTTCGTGAGCCGCGTCAAGGCGAAGGCACCGGGCCACAAGGTTGTGCTGTACTGCAACCGGAGTTTCTGGGCTGATCGCGACAGCAACAGCGGCGGGCCGGCGGATGGGCTGTGGATTGCCGATCCTGGGGCTAGCGCCGGCCACCCGCGCGTCAATCACGCTTGGACTTTCCACCAGTACAGCGAGGCGGGTGGGCTTGACCACGACGTAGCTAACTTTGCCTCCGCTGCCGCACTTCGCGCTTGGGCGCAGCCTACGGCGGCAAAGCCTAAGCCCCCGGTGACTCCGTCTAAGCCGAAGCCTCCGGCCCTGGTCGCCGCGAAGCACGTGTCTTTGCGCGTCGTCGCTTGGGCTGCAACGCACAGCGAGGCGGATGAGCGCAAGTACCCGCAGAACTTCCCGCAGACCTACGCCGTGCAGCTTGCGCTTGTGGCAAACGGCCGGCTCCGCAGTGGCGACTTTGTCCCGGGCATCTTTGACGTGGCAACCGCGCGAGGCTATGAGGCTGAGCAGCGCGCGCAGGGCTACAAGGGCACTGCCGCTGACGGAGTCCCCGGGCCGCGTAGCCTGGCGCATCTGGCGAAGCAGCGTGGCTTTACGGCGGGTGCCTAATGGCTGAGCAGGAGGAAGGCGTCACCATCACATTCCGCGACATGTACGACGAAATTGTCGGGATGCGCGCGGACGTCCAGTCGCTGACGCAGACTCGCGAGAGTACGGCTGACACGCTGGACGACCACGAATCCCGGCTTCGCAGCATAGAGCGCTGGAAGTACGGCATTCCGGTCACCACCATTTGCGCGGTAGCTTCCACTGTCGCCGCATTTCTCATTCACTAGAAAGGGGCACTCTGTGTCTGCTGTTTCTCCGAAGGTTTCTGCTGCTTCCGCTGGCTCCGCTGCGGCTACCCTGGTCGTCTCCACTGTCGCGGCTCACGTCTTCCATGGCAACGTGCCCGGCGATGTCCTGCGGCTGGCGGAGGCTGCGCTGACTGGCGTTGCCACCTTCGCCGCTGGCTGGTTCGCTAAGCACGCGCCGGCTGACGTCGTTGCCGCTGTTGAGTCTGCGACTGGCGAGGCGCCGAAGGCATAGTTTGAGCGGAGAAATTTCTCCGCACGTACCGCGCCGCGTAGCGCTGAATAGGTCTGCCCCCTAGTAGTCATGACACCAATCATGGCGACTAGGGGGCATTTTCATGCCGCGTGACATCGCACTTATCGGCAAGATGCGCAGCGGGAAGGACACTGCTGCCGCACGGCTCTGCGAAACGCACGATTATGTGCGGCTCGCCTTCGCTGATCCGCTGAAAGAGGCTGCGCTCAAGCTGGACCCCATCGTGTACCACGACAGCGTGTTCGGGTACTACCGGCTGTCTGAGATCGTCGCCGCTGACGGGTGGGACAGCGCGAAGGACGAGTATCCGGAGGTTCGGCGCGTGCTGCAACACTTCGGACAGGGGGTGCGCGACCTTGACCCCTCGTTCTGGCTCTTCGAGTTGCTGCGCAAGTACAGGGCGACGCCGGATCCGGTCGTTGTTACGGACGTGCGGTATCTGAACGAAGCGCGGACCCTGCGGAAGCGCGGTTTCAAGCTGGTTCGCATCATCCGCCCGGAGGCTTCACCCAACAGCGGGAGCACCGCGACCCATGCCAGCGAGACGGAGCTAGACGACTACCCGTGTGACGTGACCCTGAACAACGCCGGCTCCCTCGCTGAGTTGCGCGAAGCGGTTGACGCGCTGGCGCAGGGCGCGTAGTCAAGCGGAGAAATTTCTCCGGTTGTATTGACAGCGAAGCGGGGCCGGCTGCACGCTGGTCCCATCGACGGAGAGAGGCGGGGCCATGACTCAGGTACTTGCAGCGTTCGGACCGCATGACATGTTCGGCGCGATCGGCGAGGGAGCAATCTCTCACGAATTGGTTCGCGACGGCGAACCGAAGACGCTGTGCGGCAAGGTTGCTACACACGGGATCAAGGGCGCCGACCTTCCCCGCTGCGCCAGTTGCGTGAGAGTCAGCGATGACATGGAAGCCAAGTTGACGGCGGGTGCCCAGTCTGACACCATGGGAAGTCCCACCATCGAAAGGGACGCCATGCCCAAGAGTGACGCCGTACTCACAGACGGTGACGACGTTGAGGTGCAGATCAGCGCCAACACGGAGCGCGTAGTGACGCTGCGGAAGGAAGGCAACGCTGACTCCGCTGCCGCGCTGGCCACTGAGACCGAGGAGCTGATCAGCACCAAGATCAAGGGTCGCGGAGCAGCGGCGAAAAAGGCGAGCCTGCGCCGTGCGCTGAACGCCGCGAACCGCATTCCGCTGCCGTCAACGGACGTGGCGACCGGCGAAACGTCGGATATCGACTCGATCCCGGACGCGCAATCGCTGATCAGCGAGAGCGTAGCCAAGATGCGCGACTCCGCAACTCAGATGTTGGCGACGGGCAGCAGCGCGCGGGCAGTGGCGGAAATCTATTTCAAGCTGCGTCTCGCTGCCCGCAACCGCGCTGGCCTCCCGGACCTGACTGCCACGTCCAAGGGCTATCGGGACATCATTGCGGAAATCAACGCTCAGTCGATGGCAGATGTTCCGGTGGACGACGTCGACAAGCGGTCCGCGCTGGACAGCGTCCGCAAGGGGGTCAACTACCAGCTTTCAACGATTCTGGTGGACTGGCTTCGCGCGCTGGACAACAGCGACCACGAAATCGTGGCGGAGCACTTCCCCATGCTGGAACTGCCGGAGGAAGGCTCGCTGTCGGAAGCCGTGTACGCGGCGTACGAGGGGCGGGGTCTGTCGCTGCCTCGCAAGTCGGAAAGGGAGATCAAGGCGGAGCGGGCGCGGGAAAAGGCGCTGGAAGCAGCGAAGGTAGCCGAAGGTGCCGGCAGCGAGGCGGACGCACCGGGCGACAGCACCAAGGTAATCGCGGAGCGCGTGACCAAGCGTGTAGACAGCGCGCAAAGCCTGATCGGCCTGGCAGTCAGCGGGGCCGACAAGCTGAGCGGCAAGGAGCGGGCCGACGCGAAGCAGCGGCTCACCGATCTGGCTACCACGCTGATCGCGGACGCTGCCAAGCTGTAACCGTGTAGCTGCGTAGCGTAGCGCCCCCATTCGGATGCAATGTCCGTGTGGGGGCGCTTTTGTGTGCCCGGGCAGCGGCGAGGGGTGATGACGTATGACGTTTTAGACAGTACTTCCGATCCACCTATACAAAATAAGTTCTGTAGGAGTAACCCGGATCGGGTGTCCAACACGTCATACGTCATCGGCTCCGGCTCCGGCCCGCTGCATAGCTCTGCGCGCATAGGTAGGTGAGAGACAGGAGCACCTACGGATGGCAGTACACACGGAGGAAACGGGGGGACGCCGTCAGTACTTCGACAGCGAAAATCCGACGGACAGGCGCCCCGGCGTAACAACCGTGATTGACATGAAGGACAAGGCGTTTCTCCGGTATTGGTACGCCCGGGAAGCTGCCTCCCTCGCTGTCGACTCGCTGGAGTTCATTCAGCGGATGGCGGAGAACGATCGCGAGGGCGCGATCAGGTATCTGGCTGGCGCGGCGCCTCGCTATACCGACGCACGTAGCAAGATCGGCAGCGACGCACACGACATGTTCGAGCGGATGATTCGCGGCGAGGAAGTCAAGCGGATCACAGCGGACATGGTCAAGTACCGCCGGCAGTTCGCCGACTTCATGCGCGTGTGTAACCCGGAGCTAGTTCACGCCGAAGACGTCGCATGGTCCGACACGCACGGCTACGCGGGCAGTTTTGACGCAATCCTGCGCATCTGGCTTGATGAGAATGGCGAGCCGGATCCGATGCGGCGAAGCACCTCGACGCCAGTTCTCACCATGGACGACTGGAAGACGTCAAAGGATCCGCACGCGGAGGTGTCGCTACAGCTCACCGCGTACAGCCGGGCGGACTACATTCGCCACGCTGACGGCACGCGAAGTCCGATGCCGAAAATCGACCGCGGATTCGTGCTGCACATCACGCCGGAACAGTGGTCACTCATTCCCGCTGTTGTCGACGACGCGACGTTTGACGTCTTCCTGGCGCTGCTGCGGATCTACCGCTGGGAGCGCGAAGAAATGCGCGAAGCACTGGGCAAGCCCGTTGCCGGCAGCGCACGCAAGGTCATCACCGGAACACAGCGAAGGGGCAAGTGAGTGAGCTGGCAGATCTGGATTCTTGTGGTGCTCGCCGCTGACGTTGTCGGGTGGGCATGGCTGCTGTTCTACATCCTGTTTGGCGGCAGCGTCGCCGAACTTCGACAGGTACTCGCAATGTTCCGAGAGGCAGGCAAGTGATGTTCCTTCCCAAGGGCCTTACGGCGGCAGCCACGCGGCATGTGCACAACGGGCCGGCCGACCAGCTCCCGCGATTCCGCAAGGGCTTCACCGGCGAAGTTCACGTGCGCGGCGCGATCCTGCGTTACTCGACCACTACTCCCGCGGAGGTGAAGCCGAATGCCTGAGTTCAAGACGGGTGACCGGATCGAGGTTGCGGGCATCAACGCTGACGGCCGGCCGCGCTACTTCCTCGCTGAGCTTGACGGGCGCGTCTACTACCGGTCCGGGAAGCTGGACGCGTATCACGCGCCACCGTCCGCTGTGAGCGCCTACGTGGAGCCATGGCCGTTCAAGGTCGGCGACCGCATCGCAATGCGCGGCGGAACCCCAGACAGGATCGTCTATACCGTGATGGCCATCTATCCGGACGGCAGGGTGTTCCTGGCGTACTTCATCCGCGGCAAGGTCGAAGACGCGTACGCAAACACCAGCGAGACGAAGCAGTGGGAGCGCGTCAGCGACGAGACGGCGAAGCCCCCGACACTGCGCGATCGAGACGGGAGGGTGTGGCGCCCTACGGGACGCAGCAACGACGCTGGCGAGCCGTATTACACCTATCTCGGCAACCCCAACAACCGGTCCACCCGGGACATGATTCTGGCCGGTGGCCACGGACCGCTGACGGAGGTAGCTGACGCATGATGACTGCCACGCACGATGGGGTCACCTACCGCGAAGGTGTCGTCTATCGCGATGCTGACGGAGATCTCTGGACGCTGGTTCGCGACGACCCAACATCCGTCCCGGACGGAATCCCGGCGTCTGTGTTTCTGCTGCGACCTAGCTGGGTCGCTGTGGTCGCCGAAGGCTTCGGCCCGCTGACGGAGGTGCCTGCCAGTGTCGCGCGCAATGGGGTATGAGACGGACGCAGTCTTTCGCGCTGTGATCCGCAACGCTGATGGCTCCGTCTCACATGTGGTCGGTCCGTACTATCACCGGGGGCCGGCCACTGCCGCTGTCAACCGCGAGACTGGCTCCCCATGGGGCCAGCGGGACGGCTGGACGGGCGCTGTAGAGACTGCGGACACGTCCTGGCGGGATACTGCCGCCGCACTTGCGCCAGCCCCGCAGACGCCGCTACACAGCTTCGAGGAGTGGCCCAAGACGCCGCGCCTGTTCCGAGACATCACAGTCACGGAGAAAATCGACGGCACCAATGCGGCTATCGCGATCCGGCCGATTCCCGCTGGCGCGGTAATCAATGATCCCGTGCCGGTTGCGTTCGCTGCGGACGGTACGCGGCTCGCTGTGTTCGCTCAGTCGCGTAAGCGCATCGTTACGCCGCATGCCGACAACTACGGCTTTGCCCGTTGGGTGTGGGACAACGCGAGCGAGCTTGCGAGCCTGCTTGGCCCCGGCATCCACTACGGCGAATGGTGGGGCAGCGGCATTCAGCGCCGATACGGCTACGCGAACGGTGATCGGCGTTTCTCGCTGTTCAACACCGACAAGGGTGCCGGCATAGCCCAGTGCGTTGGCGGCGTGCCCGTTGACGCTGTGCCCGTTCTCTACCGGGGTCCGTTCGATACGGCGAAGGTGGACGAATGCCTTCGCTCGCTGGCCGCGTACGGCTCCGTGGCAGCCCCGGGCTTCACCAACCCCGAAGGCGTGTGCGTGTTCCATCACGCCTCGCGCAAGGTTTTCAAGGCAACGCTTGACGCCAACGACGCCGGAAAGTGGGAGGTGGCTACGCCATGAGCGATGCCCGCATGTTCCGCATCACGGTAGAGAGCGTGCCCCGGTACGGCGGGAGCAGCACAGAGACACATCTAGTTCAGGGCGAAACCACCATGCGGCGCAGCGTTGCGGGGTACAAGGGTCGCCGCGGATGGGCCGGTCGCACAAAGTCAATCAGCGTGGAAGAGCTGGAATACACAGCCGTCCCGCTGCCTGAGTGCACGTGGAAGGCGAAGCCATGAGTGAGACGGATGAGCGAAGCCCGGATTACTGCTACACGCACGGCTGCATGCGGGGTCAGTGTCCGCAGCCGCACTGAATAGGTCTGGACGCAAGGACTACTGACAGCGAAACACAGAGGGGCCGAACGGCGCGAGGTAACCCGTTCGGCCCCTTTCCCATGTCTGCGACGCGAAGCGGAGAGAACAACGTGGCTTTCAAGATTTTTGAGACTGACCCCGACGCGAAGAAGGACCGGCGCTCCGAGTACTCGGACGACACGGTGGGCAAGTTCTCCGCCGGCCGTCAGGTGTTCGATGAGAAGTCCAAGCGCATGATTCCTGAGTCCTTGCAGGAGTGGCGCGTGGCGACCGGTGACCCCGCTGTGGCCGCTGCTGTTGCTCAGCTCTTCAACGGGTCCATTGTGGACAACGAGGAGAGCGCGTCAGAGCAGCACATCGACGTTTTCACGGACCGCAAGAGCGTGCCGATCATCCTCGCCGGCCCGAAGTCCATCTACATGGACGGCAAGCAGTGGGTCAACGGCAAGCTCAAGCACCACTGCGACGGAGAGTTTTTCCTCTCCCACCCGTCGGACGACGACAAGATCGGCACGCTGTGCGGCTGCCCTGCGAGCTTCGCGGAGCGCAAGCAGGCTGCGAAGGATGAGGACGGGCCCAAGCCTTCCATCACCTTCACGTTCCGGCTCGCCGATGACCCCGAGCTTGGTGAGTTCAAGATCCAGACCGCCTCATGGAACACCGCGGAGATCTTCCACCAGTTCGAGGAAGATCTGTCGGACATCGGCGGCGAAGCCCTGGCCGAACTGACCATCGTTCCCGTGGAATTCACGATCAAGAAGGGGAAGCTGGCCGGCACGCTGGTTCAGTACAACTACCCGGAGCTCAAGCGCATCCGGTCGTACAACGACGCAGTAGCGGAGTAACCAAGTGGGCACGACGTATGTTCCGGGCAGCGTGCTCCGTGATCCCGCTGTGTACATCGCTGTACTGCCCGATGCTGACGTGTTGCGGCCGCTCTGGGAATTCACCCCGGAAGAGCGGCCCCACGTCGTACGACAGCGGCGAGTCCGCTTCCAGAACGTTGCCGAGGAAATCGGCGATCCCGAGTTTTCCTAACGGAAAACAGGAGAGAGAAGGAAACCCCCATGGCCATGTACAACGTGCACAACAAGGGTGCGACGGCCGGCGATGTTGAGTCGGCCCTGATCGTCACCACCGGCCGCGCGAAGGCTCGCAAGGTGTTCGCGGACAGGTTCGGCGGCACTCCCGCTGACATCCTGGTTTCTCCCGTCGACACTTCGGCGAAGAACGGCGAATTCGTCTACGCCACGTGGGACAGCGAGGCGGAGCCGGAGCCGGAGCCGGAGCCTGCGGCGGATGAGCCCCTGGCTGACTGGGAGCGTGAGCTTCTGGCCGTGGCCGCTGACGATCTGGCGTAAGCCCCGTGGGCAAGCGTGGCGTAGTTACGGACTATGCCGGCGAAGAACTGCGGCCCGGTGATCTGATCAACTACGCCACGCGCCAGGGCAACCGCACCCGCGTCACGGACGCCATCATTTTGGAAGTCACCACACGGCGCGAGGGTAGGCGCGTTGTGCCGTTGCTCAAAGTCCGCCCTACGGGGTCGGAATCCGGGTTTACGGCACGGCGCAGCCTCCGGGCGCAGTGGATTTACACGGAACATGTGCGGCTGATCCGATCTGGGGTGGCGTAGTGAAAGGGGGGCTTCGCTAACTGGCGGAGCCTCCCCTTCTTATTCCACACGTGCGGAGAAATTTCTCCGCTCAAACGGAGGGGGAGAGCACGTGGACGCGAAGCGCGATCGAGTCATCTCGCGCGACAGCGCACCCGCAATGGGCGATATCCGTGCGATGGGCCAGGGTGAAACTCTCTGGCTGGCCGCTGATGCTTCGCAGCGTCGCGACTGGCCGCGCTATGTAGACGCAATCGGATGCGCGATCACGCGCGGAATCGAGGTACGACGACTGTGAAGTCTAACGACATGAACATGGGGCGGCTTGGTGAGGCTGCATGGGGCGCGCGCAGCAAGGCCAGACTGTACGGTCCGACTGCTGTCGGGTGCGCGGCGCTGGCTGATGACGGAAACACCTATGTCGGGTGCAACATAGAGCACCGCTATCGCGCCCATGATGTGCACGCGGAGGTTAACGCGATCTCATCTCTAGTGGCGGGGGGTGCTGCGCGACTTGTCGCCATCGTGATTGCTGCGGAGCGTTCTAAGTTCACACCCTGCGGAAGCTGTATGGATTGGATTTTTGAGCTAGGCGGCCCCGGCGTGCTTGTTCGTAACGAGACAGCGCCCGGTGTCCCCGGACTTGACCTTACCGCCGCAGAACTAATGCCCCACTACCCGCACTAATGAAGGGGGATGCGTGATCAGCTACCGCGCACAACTGGCGAAGGCGAATGCCCTTCCTGGCGATATCGCCCTAACGCGCATCAGCGGGGTGACTGGCAAGGCGATAGCGGCCGGCCAAGCACTGATAGGCGACGGCGCCCCGGTACAGCACGCGATGATCTACGTGGGCGCCGGCTACGTGGTGCAAGCCATGCCGGGCGGGGCAGAAATGGTTGCTCTCGCTGACGCCAATGAGCCGGTGATCTGGTCAAGCGAAGCCATTCCGCTGACTGCCGCACAGCGAATCAAGATTTCGAGCGTTGCGCGGAGCCTGGTCGGGACGCCGTATAGCTACGCGGACTATCTCTCGATCGGCCTTGCCGCTGCGCACATCCGTCCGCGGTTCGTCCGGGATTACGTTGCCGACTCCGGCCACATGATCTGTTCGCAACTGGTCGACTACGCGCACTTCCTGGGCGGTAGCCACCTGTTCACGGATGGCCGGCTGGCTGGCGACGTGACACCGGGCGACCTTTGGAAGCTTCTGCGAAGCAAGGGGGCGCTCCCGCTGTGAGGCTTCGCCGAAGTCCGATGCTGGCTCGCCGCTGGTATGTGCGTAAGAGTTCGCTGGGCGCGCATTGGGTCGTGTGGCGGCCGAACGGCAGCGGGCACGTGAGCCTAGCCACCTATGACACACAGCCGGAAGCACTAGACGACTTGCCCCGCCTTCAACGTTGGGCAGATAGGGGATTCAGGTGAGCGCTTCGCGCGGAGGTACTTGCCCGCGCTGTGGGGGATACACGGGGCTGTTTCGGCGCGGTGACGACCCCCAGATGTACCAGCACAAGACGCCCCCGCCGTTTGGCTCGCGCTGTCCGGCTGGCGGGATCACGCGCACGCAGGCGAAGGCAGGATGGACTTCGCTCTCGCTGCGCACATACAGGTGGCTACAGGACAACAGGCCCGGCGACGCAGCGGCGTACCAGGGAGAAAGGGCGAAGCCATGAGAAAGACCATTGCAGCGTGCGCAGCAGTAGCCGCCGGAATGCTCGCGCTCAGCGCATGCAACATTGATGACGGACCGAGGTGCGTCAGTTCCCACATGGAAACGCAGTGGGTAACCGTGATCGGGCCCAAGGGCGCCGTTTCCATGCACCCGGTTTTCACCACGGTGTGCGACCGATACGAGACGCCTACGCCGAAGGCGAGCAGCGGAGCCTGAAAGCCTGCCAGAAGTGCGGAAAGACCTTCCCCGCGGAGTCTTTCCTTGCCGGCAAGGCCAAGCGAGTCAGCTCCACGTGCGCCACTTGCCGGGCCAAGCTGGCCAAGCGCCACGCGCAGGACTATTACCGAAAGATGCCGGCCGATAAGCGCCACACGCTGACGCATCGCAAGCGCGCGGAGGCTGCCGGCGTAGCCCACGTGCCGTATTCACGTACCGCCATTCTCGCGCGCTGGCGCTGGCTGTGTGCCTACTGCGACGCACGCGCACGTCACCTCGATCACGTGACCCCGCTGAAACTCGGAGGCGCTGACGTCGAATCAAACATCGTGCCCGCGTGCCAGGACTGCAATCTGCGAAAAGGCGCCCTCTCACTCGCTGATTGGGCGCTAAAGGACTAGCGCAGCCGCGCGGCGAAGCCAGAAAGGAACGTGTGTGAAGTTCACGGCAATTCTCGAACGCTTCGCCGAAGTCTCGGAAGAGACGGACGGGGGATATCTGGCGCTCTGCGGGGCGCATCAGGATTCCCGTCCGTCTCTGCGGGTTTGGTGCGGCGATGATGGAAAGGTTCGGCTCACTTGTCGCGCCGGCTGTAGTACGGATGATGTCCGCAAGGCGGCAGGGTTGTCGTGGTCGGACCTGTTCAATGCGGAGGCTGACGCGACCGTGGTTCCGAAGGCGCGTCCGGAGCTGATCAGCGGCGAGACGATCGCGGACCTTACCGCCTACGTTGCGGCGACGTCAGCAGCGCTACCGCAGAGCAAGGCAGCGGATGAGTACCTGTTTCGCCGCTTCGGTCTCACGTCGCTGGACGCCGCGGAATTCGGCATCGGATTTGACGACGATCCCGCGAACCTCTGCCAGTTCAAGCACCGATCCGCTGCGTTCACGCGCTACCCGCGCATCACGGTTCCGTTCCTGGGATTCGATGGCGTGGCCCGTGGATTGCAAGGGCGCGACATTACCGGCCGCTGTGCAATGCGATGGGTTGGGCTGACTAACCCGCAGGGGCAGCGCTGGGCGCCGTACGGGACGTTTCAGGGTGCCGGCGGGTATTCGGTCGTCATCGTGACGGAGGGGCCCGGAGATGGGCTCACAGCGCTTTCCGTTGGCTATGACGTAGTCATGATCCGTGGCGCCGCGCTGGCGACGTCACCCGAACTACATGAGGAGCTGGCACGTGGGCTTCGCAACCGGTTGGTTGTCGTCGCTGGGGACTCGGACGCCGCCGGGCAGCGATTCAACACCACACTTGCTGATGGATTGCGCCCGTACGGTATTGCCGTTCACGCGCTGGCAGTCGGCGGAGCAGCGAGCGACCTTTCAGCGTGGCGCGAGGGTGACCCTTCGGGCTTCGCAAGCGCGCTACATTCGGCAGTCAAAGCGGCAGAGCCGATACGAGAGGGAGAAAGCGGCAGCGTTCGCGAAGGCATTCGAGGAAGCAGCGCGGACGGGACGAATGGTGGTGCATCACCCGCCGTTGCAAATCCGGCCAGCGACAGCGCCGACGGAGACACGGGGGCGCTCATCCCGGGCGGAGATGAAGCAGCGCGGGCAGTCGCGTTGGTGGAGAGGCTAGCCACCCGCTACGGCAGCAGCGACGTTCTCAACGCGCACGCGCTGGTCACCTTCACGGGGGGCCGGATCAAGTACGCGGCCGGCTTGGGTTTCTATGTGTGGAACGGCCGTATTTGGGAGCGCAGCGAGACGCGTGTGCGCCAGGCCGTTCACTACATGGGGGCAGCGCTGGCCGTAGCAGCGAGCGAAGTCGGCGACGACGATGCGCGAAAGCGACTCGCACGGGCGGCAAAGGGTTTCACGCTGACGCGCAATATCGACTCGCTGATGCGGGAGCTTCGCGCCGTGCCCAGTGTCCACGTGGACGTCGCAGACTTTGACGCGCGCCCGCATCTGCTGAGTTTCCGGAACGGCACCGTGAATCTGCGCACCGGAGAGCTTCGCGACCACGACAAGGCAGACATGATCACGTATGCCCTTGATCTGGATTACGTCGCTGATGCGGAGGCGCCTCGCTGGACTGCCTTCCTCGAAGAGATCTTCCCGCAGCATCCGGAGTTGTGCGACTACTTCCGCCGGCTGTGCGGCTACGGCATCACGGGCCAGACAGATGAACAGTGCTTCGCTGTGCTGTGGGGCAAGGGCGCGAACGGCAAGAGCGTAGCCACGGACACACTGACAAACGTCTTTCGCGGTGTGACACGCACCACCGGCTTTGCGACGTTCGAGGAGAAGGCAAACGGCGGGATCCCCAACGATCTGGCAGCGCTCCGCGGGGCTCGCTTGGTAATGGCCAGCGAAGGCGAGGCGGGTAAACCCATGTCGGAAAGCGTGCTCAAGCGCGCGACCGGCAAGGACGAGATGCAAGCGCGGTTCCTGCGGCAAGAGTTTTTCACTTTCCGGCCTACGTTCCTGATCATGCTCGCGACCAACCATCAGCCGAAGTTTCGCGGGCAGGATGAAGGCTTGTGGCGCCGCGTGAAGCTGATCCCCTTCACCCGCTGGTTCGCGCCAGCCGAACGGGACTACACGCTTGACGCAAAGCTGTTGGCGGAAGCCGAAGGGATTGCCGCTTGGGCTGTCCGTGGCGCTGTCGAGTGGTACGCGTCGGGGCTCCGCGACCCGGAGGTAATCACCAACGCGACGCGCGAATACCGGGAAACCTCTGACGCGCTTGCGGGGTTCTACCCGGGGATCATGGTGCCGGCCGCTGACGCGCAAACTCCGGGTGATGAGGCGTACACGGCTTACCGCGATTGGTGCGAGGCCGAAGGATTGCAGCCGCGGGAAATCTGGAAGCGCAACACGTTTTACAGCGCGATGGCGGAGCGAGGCGCGCAGCGGAAAAAGACGAGTAAGGGCATTGCGCTGGTCGGTGTCGCCCTGGCTGACGCTGGCACGGGTAACGCCAATCCGAAAATCTTCCGAAAGGACGGCTGACCGGTGGACAGGTTTCTCACTTACGCAAAGTGGCGGCGCGAAGAGTGGAAGGCGCACGGCACCATAAAGAACATTCAACGCGTGCTCGCCTACGCAGAAGCGCATTCGTGGTGCGACACCCCGCGGATTTTCGAACTGACCATTCACGCTGACGGCACTGCCTCTTACGGCGAAATCTCACCGCAGCGATTTGCCGAAGCAGGGGGCGGAAGCGCCTAACACGCTGCTATCTAGACTAAGGTGGCCCAGTGCTTGTAATTGACTTGTTCTGCAACGCTGGTGGCGCGGCAACTGGCTACCAGCGGGCAGGGTTCGAGGTTATCGGCGTCGATATCGTAGATCAGCCGAACTATCCGTTTCCGTTCGTCAAGATGGACGCGCTAGACGCTGGCGATTTGCTGCGCAGCGCCGACTTTGTCCACGCGTCGTCACCCTGCCAGCACGGCGCAGCCATCACCAAGGGCACCAACAAGCACCTACAGGACACGTACCCGAACCTGTACCCGCAAACGCGCGAGCTGTTGGAGCGCAGCGGGAAGCCGTACGCCATAGAAACCACCTACGCGCGACCGGACGTCGTTCTCTGCGGCGAAATGTTCGGGCTTGGTGTGCTGCGGCACCGGAAGATTGAGCTTGGGGGCTGGAAGACATCAAAGCCCAAGCACCTCCGGCACCGTGGCAAGGTTCGAGGCTGGCGGCACGGTGTTTACCAGGATGGCCCGTACATAGCCGCGTACGGCAAGGGTGGCGGCAAGGGCACCGTTCCGGAAATGCAGAAAGCAATGGGTATCGACTGGACAGACGTACATGAGGAACTGGTCGAGATGATCCCGCCGGCGTATACGCAGTGGGTCGGCGAAAGGTTTATCGCACAGCGCAACTGAACACCCGACACTCGAAGGGGCGTTTCCGGCATACCGCTGGGGGCGCCCCTTTTCGCTGCGCAAAGGAGAGCACGTGAAGGAATACAGCGGCAGCTTGGGCGGGGTTCCGTGGGTTGGCTGGCTCTGCGAACGGCCGGAGGATCTGCGGGGCTTCCGTCAATGGATTCTAAAGGCAGCGGAGCGCGGTGAGCCTGTCTGTTTCGACTCCGAGTCAAAGGGGCTCAAGCTTTACAGCCACGGGCCCGGCTATCTGCGCCTGGCGCAATTCGGCAGCGAGACGGAAGCTTGGGTAGTCCCCGTAGAACTTGGCCCCGCCTTCGCTGAGTGCGTAGCTTGGGCGCTCCGTCTGCTGCCAAGTCTCTGCGGGCACAACGTCATCGGATTCGACGGGCTTGTCGTTGACGAACACCTGGGCATCCCGCTGGAAGAGTTCTGCCCGAAGACGCTTGACACCATGATTACCGCGAAGCTGATCGATCCGCGCAGCGTCATGGCCGGCGGAATGGGCGCACAGCTCAAGCCACATGCCGCGCATTACGTGGATCCGGCTGCGCCTGACACGTCCGAAGGGCTTACAGCGGTATTCAAGTCTCTGGGCTACACCAAGAAATCCGGACTGGGCTGGCATTACGTCCCGTGGGACCACCCGATCTACGTGGAATACGCGATGCTTGACGTCATCCTGGGATCCCGTGTCCGCGTGGCCCATCTCGCTGAGCTTGAGCGGCGAGGGGTGCGCAAGGCGCTGGTTCGCTACGAACATGAGATTTCTCGTCTCTGCGCGCTGATGACGCGAGCCGGAATGGACGTTGACGAGGAATACACGGCGCAGCAGTACGACACCCTTGACGCCGAAGGGGAGAAGTATCGCGAGATTGCCGCGACGTTCGGTGTCGACAGCGTCAACTCAAACGCGCAGATTCTCGCCGGATTGCGGGGCATGGGGGAGACGCTGACCAAGCTCACAGACAGCGGCAAGTCTCTGAGCGTCGATGGTGACGTGCTGCGCGGCCTTGCCGACGTGACCAAGAAATGGGAGCCGATCGGATCGCGCACCCCTAATCCGCTGGCAATGGCCGTGCTCCGCGCTCAGCGGGCGGGTAAGTGGCGCTCCGCCTATATCGACACGTTCCTGAACGAACGGGACGCCAGCGGCAAAATCCATGCGAATATACAGACGCTCGAAGCGCGGACAGGCCGTATGTCCATCACCAAGCCGGCTGTGCAGACGCTTCCGTCCGGCGATTGGATGATCCGTCGCTGCCTGATGGCTCCGCCCGGACACGTGGTGCTCAGCACCGACTTTCAGGCCGTTGAAATGCGCGTGCTCGCTGCGCTGGCGGGCGTCAAGCGGATGCGTGAGGCACTGATCCGCGGCGAAGATCTGCACGGCTACACGGCTTCGCTGGTCTTTGGCGACAACTGGGGCCCGTATGAGCGGAAGATCGCGAAGGCAATCGGCCTGGGCACCGTGTACGGAGGCGGAGCCGAGCACATTGCTTCGCAGACGGGTGCGCCTGTCGAAGACGTCCGGCGAGCACGTGAGATCTACAACCGCGTGTACCCGGAGATTGGGCGAAGCTCGCGCAAGTGGCAGCGGGAGGCGCGGGGGCACGGTCTGGTGACTGTGTCTGCGACTGGCCGGCATCTCCCGCTGGACCGTGACCGTATGTACGCGGTCGTTAACTATCAGTGCCAGAGCGCGGCCCGTGACGTTCTGGGGCAGGCAATGTTGGAGATGGAAGAGCGGGGCCTTTTGCCCTATATGCGTCTGCCGATCCATGACGAGGTGCTTGCCTTCGCGCCGGTCGCCGACGCCGAAGAGATCAGCCGCGAGTTCGTCTCCTGCATGACCATGGATCTTGAAGGCGTCCCGATCACTGCGGATGGTGACATCGGCGGTCGCTCATGGGGCTCGCTGTACATGCTGAACGCAGCGGGCAAGCCGGACGTTTCCTCGCTGATCGCCAACGACCCGTACTTTTCGGCGCATCCCGAAGCGGCTCAAGCCATGTACGCACGCGCAGCGTAGCGACGGCGGCACCTTCCGTTCACGTTACCGATTCTTAACCGGAGAAATTTCTCCGCTTGAACGGAAGGTGCCGTTCCTTGCATCCGAAGGGTAACGGCAGCCCCGCGCGGCACCCCACCCGTCATACCTAAGGCGTACACGGGGTCACAACCTTAGAAACTGCACAACCTTCACGGCGTCCACACGGTCACACATCCCACACAACCGGTGGACACAAGTTCTTCACGTGCCTACGGTCATTTTCGAGCAACACCGGACGGCCTCGATCAAGCCATCCGGCCACCACCCGGCAAGGGTGAACGGCTGGTTCTGCTTGGTCGCCCCTTGCCCTGAATAGGTCTGGACGCAAGGTCCAGCACCACTAGCGGCGGGAGCGACCAACCATGATCAGCCTCACCATGCAGCAGATCAGCGACGCGCAGGCCAACGAACTGGAAGCAGTGACGGCCGTGCTTCGCGAGATGGAGCACCGCGTGGCCAACCTAGCGCGCAAGGCAGCGACCGGCGCCGGCGGCAACTCCGCATCGCTGATCGAGGAGTTCGAGCAGATCGGCCGGATTGCCGTCTGGGAGTCGCTGGCGCTGTTCAAGGGGGTCAGCGTCGCTGAGTTCTTCACGTACATGAGCCAGAGGATTTGGAGCGCCATAGAGGCGAGCCGGGTCAGCGAGACGCGGCAGGGTGTCAGCGTGGCAGTGGCACGGGACTTCGAGTCGGCGCTAGTGGCTGTCGGAGGTGACCCCATCGCAGCGGAGCGCCACGCGGCCAGCAGCGCCATGGGTGCCCGCAAGATGTCCGCGGAGATGGCTCACGCGGCGCGGCTGTCTTGGTCCGGCTCGCTGTCGATGGACATGCCCGGCTCGCGCAGCGGGGAGACGCTTGGTGCCACCCTCGCCGCCACGCTGCCGGCCGATCTGGAAACGCCGAAGGATCGCGAGAGCGCGCGCCAGCGAGCGATCAAGGATGCCGTACACGCCACGCTAGGGAAGATGGGCACGAAGGCGCGGGCGATCCTCTCCGGCACCTACGGCATTGCCGGCCCGACCCCGTATTTCGGCGACGGCGCCGACGCTGAAATGGCGAGCTACCTCGGGGTGACCACACAGCAGATCTACGGCCAGCGCCGAAACGCGAAGGTTCGGTTCCGCGCGCTGTATCTGGCGGGAGCCACTGGCACGCCGGAAGGTCTCACCGCTGAATAGGTCTGAACGCAAGGTCTGACACAAGCGAAGGAGAGAGCGCTCATGAGCATCACGGACGAACAGTTCTACGCAGCGGTTCGCAAGGTCGCGGCGGAGGCGCCGAACACGGTCTACCGCAGCACGGTCCCCGACCACCAGCACAGCGGCACCATGTGCTACTACGTCCACACCGACACGAGCGGTAACCCGGTGTCCGCCGGCTGCCTGATCGGCAAGGCGCTTCACGCGCTGGGCACGCCGCTGGAGACGCTGGCGCTGCACGAAGGCAAGGCAGCCGGCTCCCTCCTGAGCGACCTGGGGGTCGGCAGCGACGACGCGCAGAGCTGGGCTCGGGCGGTTCAGTACCGGCAGGACAGCGGAGCTACGTGGGTCGAGGCTGCGGCCATCGCAACGCCGGAGGCGACCAAGTGATTTACAAGTTTCGGGACGGAACGCGCGTCCACACCGCAACCCTCGCCAACGGCGCCACGGAGTTCACCACCTACAACGCACAGCGCGAGGTGATCTCCACCGTTACCAAGCGCGGAGACGACGCGGCACAGCTCAAGACCGCGTGTTTCGTCAAGGATGCGGCACACTTCGGCGGAAGGGAGGTGACCGCGAATGTCTAAGCGCATGCGAGTCTGGTTCCCCGCGTAGTTTGAGCGGAGAAATTTCTCCGCATGGTCTAGCCCACCAGCGCACAGCGCGAACGGGCCACACGGGCAGCGCGGACGCGCGCACATGGTAAAGGTCGGGCGGGCCCCGATCGAGATGGTTCGAATCCATCAGTGCCCACTCAGCAAGGCAAGCGAAACGCGCCAGCGGAGGAGAGACCGTGCGAGTTTGGCGAGTAGCACACGACAAGATCAGCGAAAACGGATTCCCCACCGGCCCGTATTCACAGCGGGAAGAACTTCCGGAAATCGACCAGGATGCGCTATCCGCGATGTCCTGGGCGCATGGTGATGAGCGGCACCCGACGCCGTTTGATGACGACGCGCTGTTTTCGATGCACGATTACGAGCGTTGCGGATTCGACTCGCTGGCTGCGCTGTACGGCTGGTTCTCGGGGCAGTGGCACGGCATGCTGCGGGCGGCCGGCTACCTGATCTACGTCTATGACGTGCCGGACGACGACGCGCGTGTCGGCGACCTGTACGGGCAGACGCTTTTCAACCCCGCCCGCGCAACGCTGGTGGATCTTCGGGAGATCGGAGACTAGATGCGGATGCTTGGCAAGGATTGCCCTGATGGCCCCGGCGGACGCGACTGTGCATGCTGCGGGCAGCCACCCGGCAGGCAGCGGAGGCAGGCACGGCGAACGGCAAGACGGCGCGAAGAGCGCAAGTGGCTGCGCGACTGGAAGGCGGACGCTGCGGGGCTTGCACAGCCTGCGCCGCAGGTGCTTAACTTCTCTCGAAGGCGGAACGGACTAAGGGGAGAACATGGCCGGCTGGAAGCTTGCGGGGATCAGCGACGAAAGCACCGTGTGCGAGGTGTGCGGCCGCACGGAGCTCAAGTCCACTTACCACCTGATCATGGAGGATGGTTCGGAGCTTCGCGCTGGCTCTTCCTGCGGTGCTCGCCGACTGGGGATCAAGGCCGCGGAGATCACCCGTGCGGCCAAGTCCTACCGGCTCCGCTTCGAGATTGCCCGCTGCAACTGGCCGGACCACTTCCGGCGCGTGTGGAGCATGTCTCCCGCTGAGTTCATCAGGAAGCGCGATGACGGCCGTACCATCGCCGAACGGAGCTACCGCCTCTTCATGGCGCGGGAGGGTTTCACGGTCTGAGCAGCGCCATAGCGGCCCCCTTGCCTACGGGTGAGGGGGTTTGCTATTATGCGGAGCAGGAGGGGATTACTGTGCGTGCACTAACGACTACATTTCTGATACTGATGGCGTTCGTCGCCTTCCTGCCGCATGCTGCGCCGGTACCGCAGTACACGATGCCCTACGGCGCTGCCCACGTGACCAGCCCAGCGGCACACAGCGGCCGGACCATGCTGCACACGACTCGCTGAGTTCAACCGGAGAAATTTCTCCGCTCAAACCTTGCACGCCGGCGCTTCCGCATGCCATAGTTGTCTCAACAGCAAAACAACGGAGGCGGACACCATGAGCAAGGTCTACCAGCGGACTGAGAACGGCACCACCACCCACGTGGCTGTCAAGGTCGCTATGGCGGAAGTAAACACGGCGATGATGGAGGGCAAGAGCGCGGTTCGTAGCATGTCGTCCGGCAGCACCCGCCACGCGATCGAATACAAGGATGGCCGATCGGTCACGCTGGTTCTGGTCGAAGAGCCGAAGGCGACGCCGGAGACGGACAGCGAGGGGCGCCGGATCGTCACTGCCGGGGGTAAGCGTTATGTCATCAGCGACGTCACGCCGGCCAGGCCCAAGACGGAGGGTGCCGCTTCATGGATCCCGGAGGCGTACTTGAGCTACTGGGCGGAGCGAAACGGCGAGACATTCGGCGCCACGCGGCACGCTTCCGCCAGCAGCAAGCCGGGCAGCGTAGGACGGGCAGTGTGGGACGCCGCTAACTGAGAAAGCTACCCCCGGGTAACTCCGGGGGCTTTTTCATGCCCAAAAATCAGTTCTTTAGGGCAACTAACTATTACCCGAAGTAGTTTTGGCCGGAACTGGACTTTCCGCGGTCGGGGGTGCAACATTTCCGGCCAGGGGAAGCACACAGAACCTTCACAACCGGGGGTTGCATGCCAGTTTTTGACGCCGTGTCACACACGGTTAGACTGGTCGTATTCGTGCCTATCGCACTTGTCACAGGGGACGGGTGGACTTGGGCAGCTCTGCCGGATGGGGATCCGGTAGGACATGAGTTCGTTTATTCGTGCGCAGAGCTGACTGTGGCACTGCGCGTTTGGGGAAAGATCATTGCCGCGACATTGATCAAGGCCAAACATGATCGTTTTGCGGTGTCCGCTTACGGAATGATCACCGGAGGAATACTCGGCAGAGACACCTGGGTGCGCTCCGCGGTGGGCATCCTGGAACCGCACGGCGCACCATGGTGCGTCTGGGATGAGCAAGTAACGGCGGCACGGAGCCGCGGAATTGAGGTGCCGGCAAGGTGAGGCGAGACGGAACCACCTACAGCGGAACGCGCGGTGAGGTGCTGGCCGCGCTGTCAGACGATCGGGAGTACCACCAGCGGTTTGGTACGCCGGCCACTGCGCAAGCGGCTGACACGGCCATTACGTGCGTTGTGGGCGGTAGCCAGCGCGTTAGCGTCGGCCAGTTCACGTACGACGTAACGGACGAACAACCCATTGCGTAACGGCGCCAAAGGCGTACTCTGGAATCGGCCGCTGACACAGGGTCAGGGACCGATCTAGATCGGATAATCGAACATGACCGAAGCGGACAGCGCCAACGCGCTGAGAATGTCGCTTATCCCCAGCGAGGGATCAGCGGCCGAGACTGTACGGACCGAGGATCCCTCGCTGGGCATGCTCCGGGCACACGCCTTCATGTGCGAGCGATGTGCCGTCGGGGCTCCGTGCGCCACTGGGGCCAGCCTGACGCGGGCCTGGGCCACCGTTCTGGCGGAGCACTACCCGGAGCAGCGAGAGCAGGCAGCCAGACGCGCGGAGGTTGCCCGGCTTGAGCTGGCGGACACCACGGAGCTATAGACCCACCAAGGAACGCAAAGCCCCTTGCAAGCCACCATCCGCAAGGGGCTTTGCGCTGGTCAAGGCCAGTATCCTAAACCCGGCGTCACCTTCATGACGCCACATTACTGATAGCCTGGCAGCATGGCACTCGGCGTAGCCGGACGGTACATCCGGCAGAGCAGCGGCAAGGCGGACGGCAGCGAGGCGAGTCCGCAAGATCAGCGCGACCAGACAGCGGAGGAAGCCGAACGGCGAGAGCTTGCCCTGTACGGCACAGCCTATGAGGACATCGGGCGTAGCGGGTGGGATCCGTCCGCAGTGCGTGAAGGCTTCAACAGATTGTTGAAGGACGCTGCCGCGCGCAAGTTCGATCACATCATCGTCCACTACCTGAGTAGATTCACCCGGCTGACCCCGCAGGACGCGCTTCCGACGATCCTGCAACTCTGGTCGTACGGGATCACGATCGTCAGCGTGACCGAAGGCGTGTTCCAGCCGAACGATTTCGTCTCGCTGATCACGGTCATTGTCCGCATGGAGGGCAACAACCGGGAATCATCGAACAAGTCAGCAGCAGTGGCCGGCGCGAAGCGTAAGGCGCGGGAAGCCGGCGGGTACGTGGGCGGACGCTCTCCGTACGGACTGACCACCCGCAAGGAGATGCGCGGGAACATCGCGGTGCAACTCCTCACGCCGGAACCGGAGGAAGCCAAGGTTCTGCGCGCTGCTGCACTGGCCGCGCTGTACTCACCCGGAGCCACGCTCACAGATCTGGCGTCAGAGCTGACCATCCGCGGGATTCCCGGGCGGCAAAATGAGCACCGGATGTGGGACGCCACCACGGTTCGCCGGTACCTCGAAGATCCGCGGATCGCAGGCTATGACGCTGAGCCGATCCTGATCACAGACAGCGGGGAGCGCGTGAGGCATCCGCTGGGCTTCACGTACAACCGGGATCCGGCCACGGGGGCGCCGCTTTTGCTGGACTTCGAGGCGCCGTTGTCGCCGGAGGAGTGGCACGGCGTACAGGACTGGCTCAAAGGGCGCACACGGGGCCGCACAGCCGTTCCGGGCGAAAGCCTGTTCAGCGGGGCGAAGTTGCTGTTTTGCGAATGCGGCTACCCAATGAGCCGTTTCGCGCCTGTATCGACCGGAGTGCGAAGCTACCGCTGCCCGCGCGCGAAGCTGGACCACACGGGCCGAACGCATACCGGCGGTAACACCATCAGCCTGCCCGCTGTAGACGACTACGTGGCTCGCCGGATCTTCGCGCTGATCTCCGCAGCGGAAGGCGACGAGGAAGCCCTTACCGTCCTGGCGGAGGCCACACTGCGCTACGGAAGGCGCGTAGAAAGCCCTGTACGGGCCGGAGAGCGCGAGGCGGCAGAATCCGACCAGCGCCACCTTACGGACGCTCTGACGGAGCTATACGGCCGCGAGGAAGCGCCGGAGTACGCCAACCCTATTGGCCGGCGGCACTGGTCTGAGCGCGTGTTGTCGTACGCGGGGCAACTTCGCGCAGTGGAGGCGCGGCTAGCGGTGCTGACGGAGGCGGAAATTGTCCGGCTGCCTATTCAGCAGTGGTTCCCGGAAGATCCGGACTTGGATCCGATCGGCCCTGGCTCTTGGTGGCACAGCGCAGACACCGAAGCGCGCCGGGAGTTCGTCTCGCTCTTTGTGAGCCGCATCACAGTTTCCAAGTCGGCGAGCCTTCCGGGGCGCCCGAGGATTTTGGACGTTTCCAAACGGGTGCGCGTCGAATTCGCGGGATTGGATCAGCGGGCGGATAGCGGCGACGCATAGAGTCACCAGTTGACTACCAGTAGTCACTACAGTGATGACGTATGACGTTTTAGACAGTACTTCCGATCCACCTATACAAAATAAGTTCTGTAGGAGTAACCCGGATCGGGTGTCCAACACGTCATTCGTCATCACGGGCCATCCGCCGGCCCCTCGCGCTGAATAGGCTTGGACGCAATAGTATGTGAGGGAAAGAAGGCCGCACACGCAATACGCAATGACGTCCGGTGGACAGAGCGTCTACCCTCTAAGAATCCGCGCTAGACTCCCACGATCTCTCCCGTGGTTCTGAGTCGCGCGGCTGGCTTCGCCATCTTGGGCCATTGGGGTCTGGTGGCGAAGCCCCTTGCTCTCTTGGCTCAGTCTGGCCCAGAGCGCCCGCTTGTCATGCGGGAGGACACCGGTTCAAATCCGGTAGGGAGCGCGTAGGTGTACGTCTTCTGGCCTAACCAGCCGGGATGTCGCGCACCTTGGGTGAAACCGGCCCGTACTGGCCAGGGTGGTTCTTGGTTGCAGCGGGAAGCGAGTAGCCCTAAAACTTGGCCGCAGGCAGGTTCGCTGCCCAATGGTGCACACAGGGGCCCCGGTTCGATTCCGGGTGCGGCTCCGGAGGTTGGTAGTACCTCCGCGCGAAACTACCCGCAGATGATTACCGGCCATCAGATCTGACCGGATTCAATTTGCCCGTAGCTCAGCATGGTTAGAGCGGCGCCCTGATACGGCGTATGTCGATGGTTCGAATCCATCCGGGCAGACGGGCGCTGGCGCGCGGAAACGACGAAAGTCGGAGACGGAGGCGCAGGGCCAATGGCCGGTAGCTCAGAGGGCAGAGCAGCGGATTGTTAATCCGTTAGTCGCAAGTTCGATCCTTGCCCGGCCAGCGTGAGGGTAGCTCCCTCGGTGCCCAAGTTTGCACCAAGCCAGCTCTCCGCTGCGTTGACGGCGGAGCCTATGCCCTTAGCTCACTGGAAGAGCGGCGGATTCCAAACCCGCGCGTAGGTGGTTCGATTCCATCAGGGTGTGCCGAAAGCGAGGCGTGGCGTGATTTCACCATACCGCCGGACGCGAGCCATAGCCGAAGGCGATAATGCGGCTGACGCCTTGCGCAAGCAGATTCGCGCTAGCGGCTGGGCCACGTGCGCCGGCTGCGGGGCTTCGCTGCTGCCTAGCGCCGTTGATATCGACCATATCCGCCCGCTGTACAAGGGTGGCCGCGACGTCGCGGATAACGTCCAAATACTCTGCCGCGCTGTCTGCCACAAGGCGAAGACACGGCGCGATATGGGATACCAAACTCCGCCGTTCTAGCACTACGTGCCCGGTTATGCCCTAGTGGCGTAGCCGGGCCGCAGTACGTTCTATGCACAGCAAAGGAGCGGAGCCAGTGAGAAAACGGCCCTGCTTGATTTGCAGTCGCCTTACAGCTAACCCATCTCGCTGTGACGTCCACCAGCGTGAGGCAGAGCGTGAGCGTGGCCGGCAGCGTGGCAGTAGCACAGCACGTGGCTACGGTGCTGCCTGGCGCAGGCTGCGCGCTGAGCTGATAGGCAAGTGGGTTGCTGAGTACGGCTATGTATGCCCTGGCTGGCAGCGACCAAGCCACACAGCGCGAGAGCTGACGCTTGATCACGTCATCCCGCTGAGTAAGGGCGGAGCCAGCCACCCGGACAACCTACGTGTGCTGTGCAAGAGCTGTAACAGCGCGAAGCGAGACAGGGTGTAAGCAGCAAGCGGCACGCCCCGTGACCATACCGGTGCGTGTGTGACGCTGCGTAGCCATTCCTGTCCTGGTATGTCCGTTTATGGGTGGGGGTAGTGCAATCTTCCGTTCTGTGGGCATCAGGGAT